ACGCAGGTGGGATCCTCGTGTGGCCGCGCAGTGCCCATCATGACTCGAGCCTGTCCTTCACCATCTAGAACCTCCACATGGCCGATGCGATGGCGTGCGACTCCGAACCGAATGTTCCACCCAGCGTCAGAACCACTCGCGATCCTGCGTACCCGGCAGTCGGCCCGACACCCCACCCCTTGCCGTTCGTGGACGCAACGACGCCCGCGATCCATGGGCGTGAGGATGGCGGATGCGGGGGCGCTACCACCACGCCCTCCGTGAGCTTCAGGTCGAATGCACCCTCGAAGATCGAGATCGGCGGAGGGGGCTCGAGTCGTATGCAGGACGCCGAGCCGACCACGACTCGATTCCCGGCTTTCGTCTCGAGCCGCCCTTCGATGCCCTCGATCGCGAGTGGCGTGCCGGCACGCACGAGGCATGGCGCCTCTGATGGGCAGCCGGGAGCGGGAGGTGCGACAGGGGAAAGCGCGGCCCCCTGAGCTCCGCCCGGCTTCGTGCGCCACTTCACAACCTCGACGACTTTCGGCGTCTTCCCCGTTGCATCGCGGAGCTTCACCAGTGCTGAGTCGAGCACCGACTTGAACACCGCGTTCTCGCTCGTCAGCTCCTCGATTCGCTGATGCAGCGCTTTCGCATCGACTTCCTGTTCAGGGGGAACGCCAGCGTCCGAGAGCTTTCCCGCTTCGCGTTCGCGCTTCAGCTCCGCCTCCGCGCTCGCGGCGCGATTGCAGCTCCTCGCGAACAAGGCCGCGAAGAGCACCGCGGCGGCGATGCCGATGGGGCCAGCGAGATCGCGGAGGGGCGGGAGCGTCACGGAGCGTCTTTCTCCGTCTTCTCCAACTTCTTCTTCGGCTCGCTCGCCAACAGGCCGAACTTCGCGAATCCAACCTGCTGCGCCGCCTGCCCGGTGATGTAGATTCCCAGTATCCACTCGACGGCGCTGGCGTAGTCAGTGAAGGTTGCATGGAATCGCAGGGCGTAAACAGAAATAGCCACGAAAGCTAACGTGGCCGCAAACGCCTTTCTTTCCCAGTCTCTAACTGACGCCATAGAGCTCCCGCGAATAGCTCCCGCTGTGTCTACCGCCCCTGGGCCTTTCTCATGATCTCGTCGTAAACGACGTTCGCTTCCCGCTTCGCCGCTTTGTCCCTGTCCTGATAGAAAAACAATCCATCGGGACAAGTGGCCTCAGGATGAACGATCACGAAGTCCGATCGATGCTCACTGAGGGCGTCGCACGTTCCCCACAAGTTCATCGCGAACGATGCTTCGACTAGGTCGCGAAGTCCCGGTGTTCCCTCACAGACAGCACTTGCGTACTGTTTCACCATCGCGATGTAAGCCTGCCGCCTGGAACTGGCGATCGGAGCATTCCCCCACACTTTCTTCGTTTCCTGCCAGTCGTGGTTCCGAAAGTGAACGCAGCGGGCGCATCGCTCGCGGAGTAAACCGGCCACTTCACCGGCAGTCAGCTCCGCAGTGACAGGCAAGCGAGCGCGCAGGATCGGGATGGCGTGCGGGAAGTCGAGCGCGGGGCGCCCGGCCTTCTCCGTCACTTGAGGTGATCCGTTCGACAGGTTCACCGTCAGTGGCATGGACTGCACACGGCGCGCTGGGGCCTCTTCCGGCTCGAAACCGCTACCCTTCACAGCGGGTAGAATCTCGAGACGGTCGGGGCCGGAGTTGCTCACAGGTCGTCGCTCCCGCTTGCGATTCGGTTCTCGGGGAAGGAACCGACCTCTGCACCAGGCGTTGCATGCAGCTTCAGGAGCGCCGAGATTTCTTTCAATTTCTGCGACATCTCGTCGAAAACGAGCGCCCGAGCTTCGCGGTATGCCTGCATTCGAGCTCCGCGAATGGCTCCATCGCGTGCGTCTTCGCTCGTTGCTTGCACGAGCAGTTCACGCACCGTGTCCTGAATCGACCGCTCAGGCGCCGTTGCCTGGGCGTAAGCGAACACTGGGTCGAAGATCGCGTCGTTCAGGTCCAAGGTGAAGGCTCGCCGTCCCTTCAGTGTAGGGGCCAGATAAAACGATGGTGTCTTCCCCACGCCCATGGCGCACATGTCGTCGAACGGTACCCGCCGGGCATGCACAAGTGCAACCGAGATCGTGACTCCCATTTGGGCGGGGTAGTTCCGACCCGGTTCCGACCCCGAAACTCAGGTCTAGGACCAGGACGTGGGGGCGGCAACGTTACGGGACCTGTTCATCGGTATAAGACGGATCGCGCACGCGTGGGGTACCCCCTCCCACGATTTAGGGATGTACAAATTAGTATTGTAGTTTAGTATGGGGGAGGGTGTGTGGGCTACAGGAAAACCCCTTTATACCTATGAAAAAGCACCCAAACGGATGTAGGACCCCTGAAAAGAGGACTAAAACTGATGCCACGGTTCGCGATCACGCAATTTCGGAAGTGGCTGTCGAGCCCCGAGGGGGGAGGACTGAGTAAGTCCACAACTGCAAACTACACCTCCATGGTCCGCGGTTTTTTCGTGGATCAAGCGCGCGCTCGGCAACTTCTCGCCGACCCGAAAGGGTTGGAGAGGGCTGCGCTAGCGCATGATCACGGGTTGCTGAGCAACTCACGCGGGATGTTTCGATCCAGCCTGCGCGCCTTCCTCCGATTCTTTGCAGCCGCAACGAAGGCGACTCCGCTCGAAATCGACTTCCTCGACTTCCGTACACGCGACCCACTTGGGGGCATCAAGGGCTGGGAGAAGCATCCGATCTCCGATTTACTCCACGCGATCATCTACGATTCCAAGGTCAAGCCGGGACACCTCGAGATGGCGCGTTGGGGTGATGTGGAGAAAGCGGGCGGGATCGCGCGGATCTACGTGAATCAATTTCACGTAGTGTATTCGGTGCCGCTGGACGTCGCGCGGAAGCTCTCGTTGTGGGCTGGAAACGGCACGCCGTCACCGAAAGACAAACCCGTCGTTCCTGTCGAGCCGGGGAGCTCTTCGGCCATGCCAGCGAAGCGAATGGTGCGAATTGCTGGAAGTCGCGTGCTCGAACCTGCCACGAGCTAAAACAGGTCGAAATCAGTCGGGGGAGAGGCAGGGATAGCGCCTTCCTCTTTCTCCCTGCCTTCCCGTTTTTCTGGCCGGCGGAACGGCACTACTACGCGCGCAGTCTTGACGCGGACGAAGCGCTCCGCCTCCATCATGTCCGTGCTGGGCGCTCGCGTGATCTGATTCTTTTCGAGAAGCGTGGTCCTTGCCTCCGCCCCGCGGCGGTTGTTCAACTTCGCCGCCTTGAGCGCGGCTCCATAGGTCTTGGGCTCGTCTTCGTCGAAGCTGCGAAGAAGTGCGCGTTCATCGCGCGCATCCCGATCGACCGCGAGCCCCTCTGCGATCTCAATCACCGATTCAACGTGGAGCTCCGTCATGGCAATCGCAGCGTCCACGTCATCGCGCTCAACACGCCACTCACCGTTCTGCGGACGCCCTGACTCCCAGGCGAGAAGCAACGCCACCTTGAGGGCATGCGCAAATGCCCGGTGGACGGCGGCCTGTACTGTGACGGGAGCGCCATCCGCTCGCCAGCGGAGGTTGTCCTTCCATGTTTCGAGGAGGGCACCCGCCTCGCGAGAGGTTCCGCGACACGGCGAGTCGGTGCGGAAGAGATCGTTTGCACCTGCATTTGCCAGTGTTTTGAGTACGCCGCCGATGCTGTCGCGAACGGCATCCCCGCCGAATGCCGTCGTCGCGCGAAGCCGGCGCTCGGAAGTCGCCAACACGGTAAAAAACCTCGCCAGGAACCCTTCCATCCAATCGATCGGGCTCGTGTACTCTTCGAGGAACCCGGGGGTGCCACCCGCTAAAATGGAAAGGCGGGGGTTTTCCTCTACTTCTTTCTTGTTCGCTCCTTTCCTCTTCACCAACACGCGCCCCTGCCGTCCGCAGTCGTACACGTCGGCGAAGCGAAGGCGAAGCGGCGAGAGCTGCCCGCTCTCCGTGGACTGGAGAAACTGCCCGAATTCATCGTAAAAGATGATCTGCGGGCGCCCGTTGAGCGCGTCGATGAAGCCTTCCGGGCTCCCGGGTGGCGGCATCTCCGCAGCCGGCGCGGCGAGGCGCAGGACCGATTTCGCCGCCTCGATCGATCGCGTCTTTCCTGCCGCCGAGCTGGGGCCCGCGAGGAGCCCGTACAGGTTCGCGCGAAGCGGGATTACATCAGGAAATCCGAATTCGACGGGCACGGTCTGGGACAGGAGCGTCAGCCCCGCGACCATGTGAAATGCTACGTTCGCCTCGACCCATTGGGAGGCCCACTCAACGTAACTGCGCAGGAACCCAGACGAAGGGAGAGCCGCCCATACCTGTTTTTCGGAGATCACGGAGCCACGCCCAAGTACCTCCGCACGAGAGATCACAGACCCTAGCCGCGGAGGTGGTAAACGTCAAGCATGCGCGGGGGATGGGTCTGCGCCGCGTCGTTGACATTTACGGATCCCGTCGTTAGGGTCTCTTCACTCTCGAGGTGGCGCTTGAGCGGATGGTGGCGATTCGTTTTAGAGGGACTTGGGGACGCGGATCGCGAGGTCTTCGACGCGATCCCCGGGCTCAAGGTGGGCAGCTCCACCGTCAGCGCACCCGCAAACGCGGCGTGGATCGTCGAGAAGATCCTGCTCGAGCATGGGGTTCAGTTTCACGTCGCGGCGCCACACACGCTCCCCCATCGCAACGCCAGCGCTGCGCTGAAACACTTGCGGGAGTGGGTTCCGGCGTTCCTCCTCGACTATCAGCGCGAAGGCATCGACGTCGCGCTCAACTGGCCCGACGAGTCCGGTTTACTCAACTGGGCTACTGGATCGGGAAAATCGATCCCTTCCCAAATCTGGGGACTTGCGGGGGGTTCCTATCCGATCGTCGGCGTGACGAAGCCGGCCATCGTGGGACAGTGGGCGCGCGAGGCGCGGCGAATCAGCACCGCTCCCGTCATCGAGCTCGAAGGCACGCGGGTCGATGCAACCACGATCCCGGCGCTCCCTCCTCCCCCCTACTTCCTCGTGATTGGCTACGCGGTTCTCCCCTACTGGATCGACTTCTTCGAGAAGCTCCGTCCGCGCTCCGTCGTCTTCGACGAGATCCAGACGGTGCAATCGCATAAGCGGTGGGACGCAGCGGTTGATTTGGCGGATACACCGGCACCGGGCGGGCCTATTGTGATTGAAGGGGGCGAACAAGCACCATTGCCCCCCGTCAAGGTCAATTTCGCATTGAAGGATAACATCGCTGCGGCGGCATACCGATTGAGCCGAGTTGCCCGGCGGCGACTGGGTACCACCGCCACCCCCGTGCGTGATCGCCTGCGCAACGTCTGGGCACCGCTCGATCTCCTCCGCCCGTGGGAATTCGGTGGATTCTACAAGTTCGCAAAACGCTACTGCGACGCATCGGAAGGGCCATTTGGGGGAATCGACACGCGGGGTTTCTCGCAGGAAAACGCGGCCGAGTTGAAGGGGCGGATCGCGTTGATTCGCCATCATGTTCCCTACTCGCTCGCGAATCGCATTCTTCCCCCCAAGCGGCGCCAAGTCACCTACGTGAAGGTGAGCGAGCAGTGCAGACCCGAGGCCATCGCGGCGGATCTGCGGCGCGCGGCGAAGCTCGGGCCCACCGCCATGCTCGAGATGCGAATCATGGAAGCCGCGTCTCGCAAGCGAAAGATCGTCGCCGAGCACGTCATGGACGCGATCGACGGCGGACTGAAAGTGATCGTCTTCACGGGGCGAAGGCGAGACGTGGCGGCGCTCGTCGAGACGGTGGAGAAGCGGATCGACACGCGATCCGTTGCGCTCTTCCACGGCGACGGGAGCATATCCCCCACCCTCCGTCTCGACCTCTGTGATCGGTACATGGCGGCACCGGCCCCCGCCGTGCTCATCGGGACGGGCGATGCATTCGGCGAGGGCTTGAACCTGCAAGACACCGACGTTCTCTTGCAGCCGATGCTCCCCTACACCCCGGCGCAGATCATCCAACGCGAAGGGCGCGTCTGCCGACTGGGGCAGACACGACCGGCGCTCATCCATTACTTCATCTGCGAGGGCACGGTTGACGAGCATGTCGCGGCGATCCTGCTCAATAAATTGCCCGCGGTTGAGCAGACGTTCGATCTCGACGAGGTGAAGGGGCTGGGGCGCGAATTGATCGGGGCAAGCGAAGAAGAGCTGTTGAATAGCCTACTTTCGAAGGTGTTGGGCGAGAGGAAAGAACCATGAAAGGCGTTTTCGCCATCCCTGGTAAGCGGGTCACGTCGGTCCACTTCGACGGCATGACGTGGCCGCTGCCGGAGATCGAGTTGTTCGATCGGCTCCAGAACGGGCCGCGAAGCGCGGTGGACTGCCGAGTAGCGGCCAGCATCATCCGAGCCTACGTGCGGCTGATCTTCGCCCCGGCCCGCAAGAGGCGGAGGGTCGTTGCTGCGCTGCGGTCTGCGAGGGAGAAGGGAGAGCGCGATGGGTGAGATGCCCGATCCACTGAGAGAGAAGCTGGAAGCGCTGGCGAAGGAATGGGACGGCCTGACCGAAGACCTGGTCGCCAAGAACGTCACCGGCTCGATCATGCTCAAGATCGTGCGCGCTCGCACAGCCGAGGTCCGCGATCTCTTGGCCTCAGAGCCGGCGCGGGAGACGTCGCGTCGGCTGACTGGCGTCTCCTACGCCGTACTCCCAGGGACGGGCACCGGGGTGAGCGTCCCTGTCGCGGGATCTGGCGGGGAGGGATCGCGGGCCGCGCCGGCATGGGGAACGCCTGAGTGGCACCGCTTGCACCCGATCTTCGAGACCGATTTCAGCAAGCCGCCCCACGCGCTCATCGAGAAGATCAGGACGGTCCTCTCACAACTCCGGGGGTCGCTCAGCGACATCGGCCACGGGTACACGGGATGGAGAGAGCAACTCGAATGCGCGGAGGGTCTCCTAACGTGCGGCATCTCCTTCCTGCATGGCGTGATGCTGGAGATGGAGAAGATCGCCCCGCGCTCGCAAGCCGTCCAGCCCGAGGCAACGCCGTCCAGCTCGCCGGCACCGACCGATCCGAGGCAGCGCAAGGCAGATGCTTCTCTTGAAGCCCTCGCGGTCCCGTCCGTTCCGGTGGGGTTGTTTCAGCCGGGCGCGTACTCGCTGCACAGCGGCGGCCAGTCGCCCTACAAGATTGAGTGTGATGCTCTTACGGATAGTGACTGGGCGGGCTTGGCTGTTATAGCGGTTGAACGCCTCCCGGCATTCGGTTCGGTGGAGGGTGTGCCGAGGGGAGGGCTACCATTTGCGAAAGCTCTTGCCCCCCATGCGACAGTTGGCCCGCTCCTCATTGCGGAAGACGTGACCACCACCGGGGCCAGCCTGGAAGTCCACCGTGCCGGAAGAAACGCAATTGGGGTCGTAGCGTTCGCGCGGAGTGGGTGCCCGGCATGGGTGACGCCGATCTGGAGTCTCGCTGCTCTCGGCCCAACCGTTCCGGTGGGGGAGGTCGTGAGCGCCGCCCTCTCCCACCACCCGCCCTCCGCTGACCCCCGGTGCCCGGCGGGGGCGCTATCGAAGGAGCCGAAGCCGTGAAGAGCGAGACATGTGACACTTGCAAATTCTTCCTTCCCTTCCACAATCAAGAGGATGTGGGAATGGGGGTGTGCCGGCGATTTCCCCCAAGCATTGTGGTTTCAGGGGGTGGGAACCTGTACCGCGATGGTCTTCCCCGAGAAGGGTTGATGAAGCCGCTCACGCCCCATTCTGACTATCCGCTCATGCAAGCCGAATCGTGGTGTGGCGAGTGGAAGGAGATCCCGTGAACACGAACGTGTGGGACTACAAGGCGAGGAAGAGCGAGCGCCCCTGCGTCATCTGCGGCGGTGAAGTGAACTGCGTCGGGATGGCGCTTCCGCTCTGCAACGCGGACGAGGTCGAGTGGCTTGCAAGCAAAAAGCGCGCGGTGCGCGCTACGGCTCGCATTCGATTCGTGAACCGGATGCGCGCGGCGCGGAAGATGGAACCGATCTCGAAATAGGAAGGGAGAAACTAGATGGGCATGTCAGCCTGGACGCACGCGATTTGCCACGATTGCTGGGACGCACAGCACCCCTATATCCCATCTCGACGTTCGATCGCTTCGGGCGCAGCGGAGACGTGCTGCTACTGCGGTTCGAGCACGCGCAGCGGGATCTACGTGCGTGAGAACCCCGAAACGATCAAGTGCAATGGGAAGCACGAGCGAAGGGTGTGATTGATGACAGATAGCCCCCGTTCCTCCAAGATCCTCCTCGACTGCGGCTCATCCGGCGCGAACGGGTGGTCCTCTATCTCCAAGTTCATGGTCTGCCCGCAGCTCTACTTCTGGAACGAGCGCATGCGCGCGTTGCACGGTGAGGGCGCGGGGATCGGCAATGAAGCGCCGCTCGTCCGCGGTTCCATCGGGCACGCGGGGCTCGCGCACCTCTACACGCGGGTGAAGTTGGCGCAGGAGGGGCTCGGCCATGACGACTACTACTCGCCCATCGAGGCGATGGCGCTCGTGGCGCAGAAGGCGGGCGATCTCGGCACGGAAATGCTGCCCATCGCGGCGCGCGTAGTCAAAGCGTACTCGCGGCGCTACGCGACGGAGCGAAACCGCATCGTCGCGGTGGAACGCTTGGTCACCACCGAATTTCACGGCTGGCCCTACACGGCGCGTATCGATCTCGAATTCGAGGATCGCGCGGAGAAGGTCTGGATCGTCGATCACAAGATCGTTCACAGGCTCGAAGGCAAGGTCTACCGGCGATACGTCATGTCGGGGCAAGTGCTGGGGTTGACGCATATCGGCGCGCGCACCTACGGCAAACGATTCGGTGGCGTGCTCATCAACCTACTCGGCGTGAATCCACGAGCGTTCGATCGCGTTCCACCCGATCCCGCACCATGGATCTTGGGCAGGTTCCCTGAGATCGTGGCGCGCGCCCGTGAGGGCATCGAACGGGTACGGGCGGAGCTGAAACGAGATCCCGAGTACGTGATCCCGGCGTGCCCCTCCGAGTACACCTGTTTTCCGTATAACCATCCCTGTCCGATGTTCGAGGCGTGTCGATGGGGAAAAACGGTGATAGGGGAGAGAAGAGGAACAGCAGGCGTGATCGAGGAGAATGGGGTTGTCAAGCTCGCTACCCCTTCCTCCCCTGTTGACATTCTTGGCGCAGGCTCCTAGTAGTAGAATCTCTTGGGTTGACGTTTACCAGTCAAGTGGGAAGGTGGCGCTCTCGTGGCTCGTGACCCCTCGTTCTCCATCGCCTATGCTGACCTCAAGGCGGGGAAGACCTCGGACGTTCTGGCGGCGTTCCCCAACGCGGTCTTCGTGGCGGCGCCCGGCGCGCTCGCCCCCGCCATCAACCTGTGGGGGTTCGAGCCCCCCCAACGGAACGATCTCGAGACGTTCGGCGACGTCCGGCGATTCGGCGAGAAGATGGACTCGAAACACGTCGCGCTCGTGGTCGATGACGCGACGCTGATTGCCGATCGGACGGCGAACTACTACTTCGGGAAGGGGCTTCGGGGTTGGGACATCTGGGGCGCCGTGCTCGCATCAGCCGTGAAGATGCGCGACTCCCTACGACGCCGGGGCTTTCATATCGCGTTCACGTGTCATCCCCGCAGCGCGCGGGTGGAAAACGGCGTGCGGGTCCGCGGCGGCCCGTCGTTCCAGGGACAGTGCGCGCTCAAGATCCCCGCGGCGTGTGACTTCCTGCTGCGCGCCGAAGCGCGCCCTGGCGCGATGACAGCGGCGACGGGTTCTGATCTCGGAATCGAGACGGGTGGAGTTGCAGGGGCGGGAACGGAAGCAACGCAGCAATTCGGGTGGCCCATGGTCTACCGGCTCGCGTGGCATCCCGATTGGATGCAGGGGTCGCGGTACGGCACGCCCGATCTCGCACCGATGAACCTGGGCGAGATCCTGCGGCTCGCGGGCTTCTCGATCCCTCGCATGAAGGGCCTTGAGTGGCAAGACAAGGTCGCCGCGGGGCTCGCGCAAGCGCTCTGGGACGGGCCCGGTCTGGGCGACGCGGCGTACACGCGGGCGTGCTTCGAGCAGGTGAAGGCGGGGTGCCTGGCGCGGTTCAGCCAGAACGAGGCACACGTCTACTGGGCGATCCGGGATGGCTTCGATCGCGCCGTCTTGCATGTCGCAGCGGCGGGGCAGCGGCGCGCGATGTGGGGGGTGTGAACCATGAACCACTGCCCAGAGTGCCTTCACGCGGCGCATACCTCGGGAGCATGCAGCGCGGTGGGCGGGGTCCGGTGCCACTGCCAAGTAGAAACAGATTCCGGGGCAGTGGAAATCCCGTCCCCACGTGGCTTTCCAGATATTCCGTACCCGGAAGCACAACGCTACTTCGACGAACGTGGCACGTTGCGAAAGCCGCCCCCGCCCCCGCCCTCGCCTCCTCCTCCTCCTCCTCCTCCTCCTGCGCCGAAAACTAGATGGAGACCTAGAATGCCGAAAATTCCCCATATTTCGCGCAGGGCGATCCAGATCGTTGCAGGGGCTCTCTTCCTTCTCTTCCTGTCCTGCGGATCAGTATTCACCGTGGAACAGGGCGAACGCGCCGTCGTCACCCGGCTAGGGAGGGCAACTCGCGTGGCCGATCCCGGAGCCCACCTCAAGATTCCCCTT